CAGAGACGAGATAGCCGAGCGGCTGATTGAGAAGTATAACTGGAAGCCCACCATCTTTACTGAGACCAACAAACCTAAAGTGGATGAAACCGTGCTGGCCTCGCTTCCCTATCCTGAAGCCCCCATCCTTAACGAGTATCTTCTATTGGAGAAGCGGTTGGCTCAGATAGCGGACGGCAGGGAGGGCTGGCTCAAGGCTGTTGGCGCGGATGGCCGGATGCACGGCAGGGTCATCACCAACGGCTGTGTGACTGGACGTTGCAGTCACCTCAAGCCCAACATGGGTCAGATACCTAATCACGGTTCCCCCTATGGCAAGGAGTGTCGGGAGTTGTTTGAGGCATCCAACGGCTATGAGTTGGTGGGCGCAGACGCAAGCGGCTTGGAGCTTCGGTGTCTGGCGCACTTCATGGCTAAGTATGATGGCGGAGCTTACGCCAAAGAACTCCTGACTGGCGATATTCATACGGCCAACCAGAAGGCTGCTGGACTGCCGACACGCAACAACGCCAAGACCTTTATCTATGCCTTCCTATACGGGGCTGGTGACGAGAAGATAGGCAAGGTCATCGGCAAGGGTGCTAAGGAAGGTGCGGAGATTAAGGCGACCTTTCTCCGCAAGACTCCGGCTCTGCGCTGTCTGCGGGATGCGGTCAAGGCTGCGGCCAAGGAACGGGGATACCTGTTTGGTTTGGATGGTCGCCGCCTCCCTATCCGCAGCGAACACGCTGCCTTGAATACCTTGTTACAGTCGGCAGGTGCGATTGCGGTGAAGCAGGCTACCATACTCCTGATGGATAGGATAAAGGCTGAGGGTCTGGACGCACACTTGGTCGCCCATGTGCATGACGAAGTGCAGCTTGAAGTCCGCAAAGGGTTGGGTGAAAGGGTGGGCAAGATGGCGGTGCAGGCGATTCAGGACGCAGGTAAGCATTTTAATTTCCGTTGTCCGCTTGATGGCGAGTATCGGGTTGGTGGCAACTGGAGCGAGACCCACTAAACCTACACCACTACCACACATGACTAAATACGATTATGCTTATCTGGCTGGATATACGGACGGTGAAGGTCATTTCGGCTTCACCAGAAGCTCACCCCGGTTTGAGGTGACAAACACTTGTCCGATTGTCTTGTTGAAACTAAAGACAAAGTTTGGGGGCGAAGTCCGGCTCAGCACAGCCTCATCCAAACTTAATCATCGCCACGCTTGGAGATATTCGGCGCACGTTGCAAGCATCCCTAAAATTCTTAAAAAAATTCTACCTTTTTTGGTTGAAAAGAAACCCCAAGCCCTGCTACTCTTGGAATACATGAGCATCGCCAAAAACGCAGGTAGCAGTGTCCGTAAGGCTGAAATCCAAGCCACCATAGCGCAGCTAAAGCGCATCTCCTATTTTCCTCCACAGCAACAACAACAACACTGATAACACATATATGAGCAATCCCACATTCCACACATTAGGCATAGATGGCGACATCATCGCCTACCGCGCTGCCGCAAGTCTTGAACGTCCTATTGATTGGGGAGACGACCTATGGACGCTACACTGCAATGCAAACGAGGTAATCGCCACAGTTGATGAAATCATTGATGGCTATAAAAAGAAGTTCAATGCTGAGCGGACTATTGTGGCGTTGACGGATTCCGGCAAGACCTTCCGCCACGACCTCAACCCCTCCTACAAAGCCAACCGAAAGAAGGTCAGAAAGCCTGTATGTCTCAAAGTTGTCAAAGACCACCTGATTAAACAATATGGCGCAGTCATCTACCCTCAGTTGGAAGCGGACGATGTGTTGGGCATCAAAGCCACCTCAACTGATAAGTCGTTTTTATTGGTCAGTGTGGATAAAGACTTTAAGTCTATACCTTGCACTCTGTGGAATCCTGATACGGATGTGCTGACTACCATATCAAAAGGAACTGCTGACTATTACCACCTGTTACAGACCCTTACCGGGGACGCCACTGATGGATATGCTGGTTGTCCCAAGGTCGGTCAGGTCACTGCTCAGAAGCTCATTGGTGAGCCACGGGATATTGATGTAAAGGAGCTATGGCCGATAGTCTTGAACGCTTACAGCAAACACGGCTTTCAAAGCGACTATGTTGTATTGATGGCGCGGATGGCTCGGATTCTCCGACACACCGAATACAATCTCGAAACCAACAAAATCAAACTCTGGAATCCTCCCGTATATGAATAAAAAACCACTACTCTTGGGCTTTACTGGAAAGAAACAGGCCGGTAAAAACTACATTGCCAACAAGGTGTCTGACATCCTTACCAAGCAGGGCTACACCAGCGTCATTGAGATTGCGTTTGCTGACGCCCTTAAAAACGAGGTGTGCCATGCTGTGGGGATTACCCGTGAAACTCTGGAGACCAATAAAGAAGTGTTCCGTCCCCTGCTACAGTGGTGGGGGACAGAGTTCCGGCGCAATATGTTCAAAGAGACTTATTGGGTGGATAAGGTTAGAGAACGACTCAAGCAGGATAGCAAAAAGAATTGCGCCATCTTGATTACCGATGTGCGGTTTGAGAACGAGGCTAGACTGATTGAGGACTTTGGTGGGAAGCTCTGGCGGGTGGTCAACCCCGACGAGAGTCTAATCTCCAAAGCCAACATCTTTTCCATGTCCACCTACACCCATGCCAGCGAGACCGCAATAGATAATTACCCTGTCTCCCAGACGGTGTTGAACAGTCGCAGTGTCCCTGCCCAAACCTTACACGATAATCTTGAAAAGATGCTGGCCGATACCTTTAATTCCTCTACACCCCAATGAAACCACCAAAAGATATAGACTTCCCTAAAATATCGCCGGAACTTCTAAAGAAGCTGGAAGAAGTGTTCCCTCTGCGTAAAGCCTGCATAACCGCTTCAGAGCGGGAAGTGTGGGCAGAGGTGGGGCGGCAGGACGTTCTTGACTTTCTGCGCCACAAGCACAAACTTCAAACCGAACTATCACTAGGCCTTGACAACTAAGGACACTGGATTAGTGTTTTTAATTGTTTAGCCGACAACAATAACAACAAACTTTTATTATTATGTGTTTCAGCTCTAGCGTTCCTAAAGTGACTCCGCCTCCTCCGCCTCCGCCGCCGCCTGTCCAGATGACAAAGCGCATTGAATCGGCAACTAGAAGCGGTGGCACATCTTCTGGCTACAAGAAGCGTGGAACGTATGCCCTTAGAACCGACTTGATGGTTGGGACTGGCGGCAATAGCGGTGTTGGAGTCAACTTAGCTACCTAATATAACATACTTATGATTAACCTCGTTGCTCTCGGTCAAGTCGGTTCAACCATTGTTTCCGCTGGAGACACCAAAGAAGGGAACTATTGTGGGTTCATCTGCTTGGCGGATACAGTTCTCACAAATCTGAGGGGGTCAGTGGACGGCACGGACTACACTACCGTGACATTCCCTGCCGGACTCTATATCCCCATCCCGTTCAATTCCGTCACCATTAATACAGGCCGTATTCTGGCTATTAAAAATAGCAGCTATTAAGGCCAAACTTGGTTGGAGGTTTTATGCCTTATTTTTACCTAAATTTGGACTTAAAATCCATTGTTGATGCCGCAGCGTTGGAAGCCATTGCTGTCGAGCCTGCGAATTTAATGACTGAGGACGGCTTCCACCTCGCCACTGAAGATGGTAATTCCCACATAACTACTGAATAATGAACTCCTTAAATAACTACTGAATAATGAACTCCTTAAATAACTACTGAATAATGAACTCCTTAAAAACTCTGTCGGCGTTGTTTGTTTTGCTGTTTGTCGCTGTCGCCAACGCTGTCCCCAATGTTAAGATAAGCGAGCTGCCTACAGCCACCACCATCACCACCAACGACCTTACTGTTTTGGTGTCGAGTGGCAGCACCCGAAAGGCTTCGCTTGGTAGTGTGCTGGATACGCTACGACCTGTTGGCGCGTTTGTGGCGAATACAGACAGCACGGCGGTGGGCATCAGCGCAAACGGCAGCAGCAGCGGTGCGGCGTTGGGCAACAACGCAAACGGCAGCGGCTACGGCGCGGCGGTGGGTTACAACGCAAACGGCAGCGATATCGGTGCGGCGTTGGGCAACAACGCAAACGGCAGCGGCTACGGCGCGGCGGTGGGCAATAGCGCAGATGGCAGCGGCTCCGGCGCGGCGTTGGGCGATAGCGCAAAAGGCTACTACCTAGGCGCGGCGGTGGGAATGTCCGCAAATGGAACCAACTACGGCGTAGCGGTAGGCCGTGGCGCAGATGGACACGGGGTAGGCAACGTTGCTATCGGCGGGAATGACGCAGGCACCAACAACGCCAGAGTGCCGGAAGGATTCACCGACACGATTGAATTAGGTCGCGGCACGGCCACCACGGACGGCGGTTTGCACTTTCGCGGACGGCTCATAGTAGATTCAAACTACGTCCACTATGGGAACGGCAGCGGGCTGACGAATGTCTTTTTTATGCAGGAGGTTGGTTCTGTCGGAAACACAGGCACCAGCTCGCTCAGCACTCTTAGCTACGGCACCAACGAAGCGATTGCTACATGGCCTGCCTTTACAAGCACAAGTCCCGTGCTTACAGAGTGGTATCCCGTCACCAACACACTAAATTCAGTAATTACCGAGCCGCAGAAAATAAAACCACCGAATCCGATGTTTGAGGTTGTCAACGGATGCCAGCTAAAATACACAAACACAACCGTCAGATTTGTTAACTTTGCTGCCACATTGAACTTTAGACAGACAAACTCCACTTCGTCCTCCCGAGAGATTCGATTTCGGTTGGTTAAAATATCCAACCAAGGAACAGACCCCAGCTTTATTGAGTATCCTATTACCCGCTCCACAGTTAAAATAACAGCCAACAACAACACCGCAGCAAGCGTCTCCTTTAACTCGGTTGCGGCTGTAGCTCCGGGCGAACGGCTTATGTTTCAGGCGGCAATGGGAGCTATTAGTTCCGTGATTGTCCACGACTGCAACATTACCGCCACAACGGTTAATTAGCTTTTCGTCAAATAAGTCTCCTACCCATTATATATCTATATGGTTGACCTAGAAACGGAAGCCCCATACCACATGGAAGAATCCAATGAAGCGCAGTCTCTCTATACCAAACTGGAGACTGAGCGGTATATGTTTCTGGAACGGGCGCGTAGGTCAGCCGAGCTTACCATCCCAACCCTTGTTCCCCCTGAAGGGGCAGGTTCCCACACCAAATACTATACCCCGTTTCAAGGGGTCGGAGCTAGAGGTGTAAATAACCTAGCGTCAAAGCTGCTGTTGACCTTGTTTCCTCCCAATAGTCCATTTTTCCGTTTTGTTGTTGACCCCTATCTGCTTAAAAAGATGGGCATTGACGAGCAAAAGGAGCTTAAAACTGATATTGACAAGGCGTTGGCTGAGATGGAAAAGGCGGTTCAACGTGAGATTGAAACTTCTGCCATCCGAGTCACCGCTTTTGAAGCCCTGCGGCAGCTATTGGTGGCCGGTAATGCTCTGGTCTATACTCCTGATGATTCCGACTCCAACACCAAACTGTTTCGGATGGACAGCTACTGTGTCCGCCGTGACCCGTCCGGTAATGTGCTGGATATTGTCATCCGGGAGCGGATTGCTCCAGCCGCCCTGCCTAAACCCGTCACGGACTTCCTGAAACGGATGGAGAACAAGGCCTACACTGACGACAGTGTTTCTGGATACTTGGACTTATACACCAAGGTTGAGCGGTATCCGAAGTATTGGGAAGTCTATCAGGAAGTCTGCGGCCACAAGATTCCTGAATCTGAGGGCAAATATGAGCTGGATAAGCTCCCTTACCTTGCCCTGCGGTTTAATCGTGTAGATGGGGAGAACTACGGACGGGGCTATGTGGAGGAATACATTGGCGACCTTAAATCACTGGAGGCCTTGAGTCAGGCCATTGTCGAGGGGTCGGCAGCAGCAGCCCGAGTTTTGTTCATGGTCGCCCCTAACGGCACAACCCGCACCACCACGGTTGCGGAAGCCCCCAATGGGGCGGTAGTCACCGGCAATGCTGCGGATGTCTCCATGTTGCGGCTGGATAAATCTGGCGACTTCAGTGTGGCTCAAAACACCATGAACCGCATTGAGGAGCGGCTTGCCTACGCCTTTTTGTTGAACAGCGCAATCCAGCGCAACGCTGAACGAGTCACCGCACAGGAAATCCGGTTTATGGCTCAGGAGCTGGAGTCCAGCCTTGGCGGAACATACAGCGTATTGAGTCAGGAGTTCCAACTGCCGCTGGTCAATGTGTTGGTGGGACGGATGCACAAAGATAAACGCTTTCCCAAGCTGCCCAAGAACACCGTCAAGCCTGTCATTGTGGCTGGCATTGAAGCCCTTGGTCGCGGCAACGACCTCACCAAGCTCGACCTCTTTGTGGCTGGTATTGGTCAGAGCCTCGGTCAGCAGGCCGTCTCCACCTTCATTAACATCCAGAATTACCTTACCCGCCGTGCCACCGCACTTGGGATTGATGTTGATGGTTTGATTAGGGATGACGAAGCCATCGCCCAACAGCGTCAGCAGGAGCAGCGCATGGAAATGATGTCAAAGCTGGGCGCACCCGCCATCGGCGGCATCGCCTCCCTAGCCAAAGATAATCCAGAGATGCTCCGCAGAGGGGCAGAAGTTTTAGGCCAACAGGCACAAGCAATGCAACAGCAACCACAACAATAATACATAACATATATGAGCGTAAAATCAGTAGGGTTCTCAGGCAGTTCCGTTGACACTTCGGAAGAACAGGCAGCAGGTCATCAGCAGATGGAGATTAGCGAAAACATTGGAGGCACGCTGAGTGTTTCCCCTGCCACTCCTTCTGAGGATGATAATGATGGTGGTGATAATAAAGCCGAAACCGGCGAGAAGGCTGAGGAACAGCAGCGTCCTGAGTGGTTGCCGTCAAAATTCAAATCCCCGGAAGAACTAGCTAAAGCGTATGCGTCACTCGAAAAGAAACTCGGAAACAAGCCTGCCGACGACAACAAAGAAGCTAAAGCCGACGCCGACGCCGACGACGACAGCGAACAGCCACCCGTGGTGCTGGACGATACACAGAAAGATGTCGAAAAAGCCGTTGGTGGGGAAGCGCAGCTCACGAAATACTCCCAAGAGTATGCCGAAACCGGTGGGCTTTCGGAAGCCTCCTATAAAGAGCTGGAAGCTAGGGGGATTCCTAAAACGCTGGTGGACACCTATATTCGCGGCCAAGAAGCGATTGTTGAAGCTCAAGTCACGGCTATCTACAATCAGGTAGGTGGCAAAGAAGAGTATGTTAGGATGTTGGATTGGGCGGAAAACAACCTCTCTCAAGATGAGATTACCGCATTTAACAACATCATTGCGGGAGGTAATCAGTCCCAAACAAAACTAGCCGTCAATGGTCTGTTTTCCAGCTATTCCGGGTCGGCAAAGTCTCCCAAGCTCATCAATGATGGCTCGCCTGCCAGCGGTTCACGGCCTGCTGGAAACCCGTTCCGGTCAACCGCCGAAGTAGTGTCCGCCATGTCTGACCCTCGCTACGCCAAGGATGCCAGCTATCGGCGCGATGTTGAGCGGCGTCTTGAAATGTCCGATGTTCTGTAATAAATAAAACTTATGAATATGTAATAAATAAAACTTATGAATAAAGATATTGTCTTAGGTGTCATCCGTCACGTTCTGACCATCGTTTCCGGCCTTCTTGTTGCCAAAGGTATCACCGATTCCGGTGGCGCAGAAACGCTGGCCGGTTCGGTTGTAGGTATCATCGGCGTGGTATGGTCTATTTGGGATAAAAAAGCGGCCAAGTAATCCGCCATCCTTGTGATTTTTAGTTTATGTTGACTACTATCACAGCCATCGGAGCAGTAGCCGCCCTAATAACCGCCCTCCTCACCCGCTGGTGGAATCGGCAAGATGACCCAAAGATTAAACGGAGCAAGATGCGTGATGAAATCAACAAGGCCGTGGCAACTGGGGACAAAGCTGCTCTTAATCGGATTGTTGAGCGGATGCTCAACGACAAATAGCAGGCTGGTAGTCATCTCCAGCGATAAGGAAATCCTGTATGTTCCGGCAGGTCAGTCCTGTGTCCGGCCTAATACTCCAAGCTGGAGTGTTCCTGAAGCAAGGATGAAAGAGATTTTGGATGCGCTAGTAAAGTAGCTGCCCTAGCAAATCCGCTGAGAAAGGAATAAGTAGCAAGTCGTAAAGAAGCCGAAAGAGTGAGCCTGATGCGTCAGATAACTCATAGAACTTTCCCTGATTTGGCGACGAAAGATAAAGTTCCTTTCTTTTATACCTTAAAACAAACACGGCAGCTACACACACACCTATAGAAAGTAATAGATTATGGCTAATTCAAATAGCAGTCCCTCCCGTTTGGGCTTGGCTGTCGGCGGCAATGACAACTATGCGTTGTTCTTGAAGAAATTCGCTGGCGAAGTCCTCACCACGTTCACCACAAACAACGTATTTGCGAACCTCCACAACATCCGCACCATTGACAGCGGCAAGTCGGCGCAGTTCCCGATTACTGGCGTGGCTACGGCCAAATACCACACCCCCGGCCAGTCCATTTCGGACTCGGGTAACAGCCTCACCAGCACCATCAACCACGCTGAAAAGATTATCAACGTGGATAGCCTCCTCATCAGTTCGGCGTTTGTTGCCAACATTGATGAAATGATGAACCACTATGATGTGCGTTCCATCTACTCCACGGAGCTTGGTCGTGCGCTGGCTCAGCGGTTTGACCAGAACATCGCCAAGACCCTTGCGCTTGGTGCTTCCGATAGCTCGGCGGTTGCGGGTGGTGGTATCGTCACCAGCATCAAAATCACCAGCGGCGGCAATTACAGTAACACGACTGGCGTCGTGGTTACGTTCAGCGCAGCTCCGGCTGGCGGCGTCACCGCTACCGGCACTCCAGTCATCAACAACCTCAAGGTTGTGGGCGTCACCATCACCAACCCCGGTTCTGGCTACCTCACCGCTCCGACTGTGACGTTCTCGGGCGGCACAGGCACAGCGGCTACGGCTACGGCGGCTATCACCAACTTCCGTGCTGGCTCTACCGTCACCCTTGAAAACGCCCTTGGTGCGGATGCCACCGGCGCGAACATTGTTGATGGTCTGTATAAGGCGGCTCAACTGTTGGATGAACGCAATATCCCGTCCAGTGACCGCTATTGCGCCATGCCTGCTGAGTTCTTCTATACGATGGCTCGCAGCTCCACGGACTTGTTCAACCGCTTCTTCGGCAACACCGGCACTCTTAGCAGTGTCGAACTGCCGGAAGTGGCTGGGTTCAAGATTGTCCGCTCCAACAACCTGCCCCGCTATGGCGTGGCGGCGAACAGCGGCGAAAACAACACCTATAGCGGTGACTTCACTGCGCTCCGCGCCCTGTGCTTCCACAAGGCGGCTGCCGGAACGGTCAAGCTGAAGGACATCTCGGTTGAATCTGAATACCAGATTGACCGTCAGGGCACGTTGTTCGTTGCCAAGTATGCGATGGGTCACGGCATCCTGCGTCCTGAGGGCGTGGTGCTGGTGAACGCCAAGATGCAGTAAGATAGAGTAGAAGGAAGTGGGGTGGGGGTGCTATAGCGGACACCCTCACCCCTTTGTCAGATATGCGGACGGTATGCAATACGCCTAACAACCCGATACACAACCGCTCATTTGTGTGGGTTTGTAGTAGCTGCTGCGTATCGTCCGTTCTTATACCAGAGAAAGAATTTTATGAGTGATACCACAAGACCTACCCGATTAGACGCCATCAACACCATGCTTGCCGGTCTTGGGGAAGCTCCCGTCGCCTCTATTGAGGGGACAAACCTGACCTACGATGTTCAGATTGCCAAAAACACCCTCTCAGAGTGTCTTAAACAGGTCTTAGGTGTGGGGTGGCACTTCAATACCGACTACGACTACCTGCTTACCCCTGATGTCAACAAAAACATCTTTGTTCCCGCAGATGCCGCCAGTGTGGATGTTGACCCGATGGAGTATCCCGACATTGACCCTGTAATCCGGGGCAACCGGCTCTATGACCGTAAGAGCCAGAGCTACAACTTTACATCCCCAATCAAGGCTAAAATCATCTGGTTGATTGATTTTGAAGAACTGCCCCAAGCTGCCCAATACTACATCACCCTGCTGGCTGCTAGAACCTTCCAAGCGAGGGTTATGGGGTCTGATTCCGTCAACCGGGAAGCCTCCCAAGCCGAGTTCATGGCTATGGTGGCGATGAAGCAGGACGATGATGCACAGTCTGACCGGACAATCTTCGATAGCTGGAGCATCGCCAACACCTTGATGCGGTAAAACTGCGATATACCTATGCCGTCTAGCAATGTAATCCCGAATCTCATCTCTGGCGTCAGCCAGCAGGCCGATTCGTTGCGTTTTCCCAGCCAAGCCATTGAGCAGATTAACGCAACCAGCAGCATTGTTGAGGGGCTTACAAAGCGTCCCCATACGGAGCATATAGCAGTCATCAATACTCCCCAACCAACAACCAGCTTTGTCCACGCCATCAACCGAGACAGCAATAACCAATACCTGACGATTATTGGAGAGCAGTCCATCAAGGTGTTTGATACCCTTACCGGCACTGAAGCATCGGTAACTGCTTCCCCAGCCGCCCTAGCCTACCTTACACACGGCTCAGGTGGGACGCTGGTTCCTGAAACCGATTTCAAGGCTATCAGCATTGCGGACTATACCTTCATCTTAAACAAGACCAAAACCACCGCACTTCAGACCAACCTCCAAAGCCCCACCCACAGAACACGGGCATTGGTCACGGTGAAGCAAGGGGATTATGGAAAAAAATACAACGTCACTGTAGAAGGGCAGGCCGTGACATTAAGCACGGTCACGGGGTCTGCGACTGACGCCGCCAAATTTATTGACACCACCTACATTGCAGGTGTGTTGGCTTTTGGAAAAGGAACCGGAACAGAGGCTACCACCATTTCCCCGGCTACCGGACTTAGCGGAGTGACGGCTACGGCTAATATTATAACACCTTTAGTCGTCGGCTCAACCATCGTGCTTGAGACTATAGCTACCTACACTCCAGACCAGATGCTTGTTCAGGTCAGTGACGGGTTAAGCGGGTCAGGGCTGAGTGTGGTCATTGAAAACGGCTCGGTAACAAGTTTTACCGACCTTCCTACCGAAGCTGTCGAGGGATTCAAAGTCCGTATTGAGGGGCTTCCTGAAGAAAATGTGGACGACTATTGGGTTGTCTTTAAGGCCGATAACGCAGATAGAGGAAAAGGTGTTTGGGTCGAGTCGGTTGCTCCTGAGATTCCAACCACATTCGATGCAACCACCATGCCTCATGCGTTGGTCAAGCAGGGGTCTGGCTTTACCTTTGCCCCCATCACTTGGAATAACCGTCTAGTGGGCGACGAAACCTCCAACAGCGTCCCCTCGTTTATTGGTCATCCTATAAATGACATCTTCTTTTATCGAAACCGGCTGGGGTTCTTGGCTGAAGAAAACGTCATTCTAAGCGAAGCAAGCGAGTTCTTTAACTTCTGGCGGACTACGGTTACGCAGGTGTTGGACTCCGAATACATTGATGTAGCCGCCAGCCACACAAAAGTCAGCATCCTGTATCATGCAATTCCGTTCTATGACCAGTTGCTGTTGCTAGGCGACCAGACGCAGTTCAGCCTCAAGAGCGGCGACCTGTTGACTACCAAAACAGCCAGCATCCAGCAAACCACGGAACTGCAAATCAATACCGTCTGTAGTCCCCAGATGGGCGGTAAAACCCTATATATCGCCTTTGACCGCAGCGAAGGCTATTCCGGGCTGCTGGAACACTACATTGTGGACTCCACTTACCAGTTTGATGCGCTGGACATCAGCTTGGCTGTCCCTACCTACATTGCTGGCTCGCCCAGACAGATTGCCACAAACGAAAACGAGAAGATGGCTCTGCTGCGGACAACCGGCCTCAAGAACGGCCTGTATGTCTATAAATACTATACCAGCGGCACAGAAAAGCTCCAGAGCGCATGGAGCAAGTGGACGCTGACGGATACGGATGCTGAAATCCGAAGCATCAACTTCATTAACGACGCTCTCTATCTGGTGGTCTATCGTCCCAATACGGGGCTGTGTATTGAGCGGATGCAAGTCCGGTCAGGACTAAAAGACCTGTATGCCGACTACAGCACGTTGCTGGATAGGCGGATTACCAACAGCCAAGCCACATCCATCACTTACAACGCCCCCGCCGACAGAACCACCATCACGCTGCCGTATTCCATCAGCAGCAACACCAGCAGCTTTTATACGGCAGTCACCCGCAACACCGCAACCTACACTGATGGTGGGGTAGAGCTTACTCCCGTTAGCGTCACAGTCGGCTCACCTACACAGGCCGCAACCGTTGTTTTATCTGGAAATCACACCACAACTCCGCTATGGCTTGGTAATAAGTATGTGATGAGCTATACCCCAAACCGCCCCCAACTACAGTTACCAACGGGCGGGAGTCAGGGTGGTAAGGCGTTGTTGTTCAGCCGACGCTACCAGATACGTAGAGGGACGCTGGCGTTTGATAATACGCTTTATTTCAAGGTGAGGGTTACGCCGCTTTATAGACAAAGCCGTGACCACCACTATAACGGACAGCAGACCGGAGTTGGCAGCACCTTGTTGAATCGTCGAGTCCTGCAAGACGGGCAGTTTGCGTTTCCGGTGCTGGCAAAGCATGACCAAGTATCCGTAGAGATTGTGAATGATTCGCCGTTCCCTTGCGCCTTGACCGCTCTTGAGTGGTTGGGTGAGGCGACATCCTTTGCAACCGCACCATGAGCTATAATGTATCAGATGGTTACAAAGCCTATATCCGCATTGCAATCGTGGCGGATGCCGAAGATTTGGCCGAGAATCTTAGACAGGCCGACTTGGATGAGCTAAAGGCGGGAGGACGCACCTCACCTCTGGAAGCCCTAAAGAGCGCGGTGATGAACACTGATTTGTGCTATGTTGCAAGAGAGTTGGATACCGACAAAGTGATTTGCCTGTTTGGTTTGGTAGTGGTGTCCGAACAGTATGGCATCATCTGGATGCTAGGCAGCGATTTGTTGGTCAAACATCGAAAGCAGTTTATTGTTCAAGCTCAGACTTTTTTAGACCAGTTCGCCAAGCAGGTTAAGTGTATGGGAAACACAGTCTATAGTAAAAACACGCTTCACATTGCTTGGCTAAGGAAGCTCGGATTTAAGTTTATATCCAAGATAGACCACCCAGTTACAAACGAACCCTTTTACGAATTTATTAAGATATGTGTGAAATAGCTACCGCCCTTGCTCTTACTTCCTTAGCTCTTGGAGCAACATCAGCAGGAACCTCGTTTGCTGCCCAAGCCGCGCAAGCTCGTGCCCAAAAATCGCAGCAAGAGCGACTAAGTGAGCTGGAACAACAGCGATACCTTACTGAAGCCTCTCAGGTGCGGCAAAAGCAGGCACTTGAGGCCGAGGCTTCGGCATTGGAGCAGTCAAAAATCCAGAAAGAAGGGCGGCGACAGCAAGCCACCGCCAGAACAGCGGCAGGGGAAGCTGGAGTCACGGGACTCAGTGTGGATACCTTGTTGAACGAGTATGCCGCCCAAGAAGCCTCACTCCGCTCCCAAGCCAACCGGCAGCAACAACTGAATGAACGTTACACGGAGCAGTCCTTGGAGGCGTCACGGTTAGGCTCGCAAATGAATCTAGCTCGGATTAACGAACCCATCAGCCGTCCCAGCGCACTCACACTGGCCTTGGGTATCGGCTCGGCGGGTCTGGATTCCGCCCGAACCTATAAGGAGTTTGGTGGAAAATTTGGTAAATAAATATATGGAAGCCATTACACCCCGTAAAGTATTGCAGGATTTGGGATATGCTCCCGCCCTCTCAG